CCTCGACGATCCGCTTGAGAGCATCCTCGTACCACGATGGGAACTGCGACGACTGAACGGTCGTAGTGGGCTGCGTCGAGGTGCTGGACTTGCAAAGGAAACCCATCAGAAACCCCTTGAGTAGACGCCGCCCACGCGGGTAAATCCGTGGCGCTCATAGAAGGCATCTTTGCGCACCACGTCCTCCCCGTGCACCACTGCCATTAGGAGGGGGAGTTCCCTCATAGTAGCATATTCGAGGGCAGCGCGCAACAGGTGGGAGGCGATGCGTGAGGTGCGCGCACACGAGGCCACATAGAAGACGAGGTCCCCCAGGAACTTCCCGTGGGAGTACCAATGTTCTCCCTCCTGGAGGGCGAGGACACCCGCGAGCCTATCCCCCTTGTGGGCAAGGAAGATGCGGCCCCCCTGCAGGCAATCCCCGAGGGCAGCTTCAACCTTGTGCGGGGCAATGGGAGGCAGCCCCACGGGTGCCCCCGCATGCATCTCCACGAGGAGGGCCCCGATGGCGGGGATGTCCCCCTCCTTAGCGACCCTTATCATAGAGCCTCACGAGGTCGCCCACGCTGTAGTTCTTGGGCGGCTGCTTCTCGTGGCCGTAGGCCTTCTTGCGGATTGCCTTGCGCAGCCCGTCGAGCTTGCGGGCACCCGCCTGGTTGTTGCCGTCCCCCAGCGCCGCCACCGTCGCAGCATCGAAGACAAACTCCCCGGAGGACAACCTCGCGGGCCCCTTCCCGTCGATGATGGCAGGCACATCATCATCCATGCCCCCGCTCCCACCGGGGACGTAACCCCCCGCAGCGTACATCCCCGTATCCCCAAGAGTGTCAGCCCCCGGAGTAGAACTGCTCATGCCTCCCATTTGGGAAGCGACACCCTCAAGAGATGCAGAAGCTCGGTCTGCTGCCTCTATAGCGGCTTGAATCTCAGCAGCTTCGTCGATACTCGCACTTCTGATTCCCGAGGAGACGGGCGTCGTAGATATAGCTTGATCCACGAAAGAATAGCCAAGGGGAGTGCCGAACGCCCCAAAAGGGCTGGCGGCATTGACTAAACCTGAGAATGTTTGGCCCGTAGTGAGGCTAGGCTTGCCCTGTTGCGCAAGGGCAGCATCCATTTCACGAGCGTCCAAGTAGGTGCCCAAAGCAGCCCCAGCAAGGGTTCCGATGGGTCCAGCCACCGTTCCGCCTAGTATGCTCAAGGCCTTGCCTGTACCGATATCATTACCGACTGCCGTACCCCCGGCGGTGGTGGGATCGGACTTGTCCGCTTCTCCCGCACTTCCCTCCTGCATTCCCCGAATGACGGAGGAAATGCCGGGGGGCACGGGGGTTTCCTCGCGGGTGGGCTGCGTCCCGTAGATGCCCATGTAGCCGGCATTGCGCGGGGAATAGACGGGCATGGGTTCCAGCGTGCGCGGAGCCTCGGGGGGAAAGTTGTAGGGACTTGTGTAGCCGTAGGCGTAGCTCTGGAAAGGATTCATGTCTTGTCCACCTTTACGAGACCCTTGTCTTGCAGGTCGGAAAGCAACTTCACGAGGGTGTTGGCCACCGCCGTGACGGTAATGTTCCCCAGATCGATGGTGGCGCTAGCTGGGATTGTACCAGAGACAGCGTAGCCTGTCACCCCTGGGCCCGTCACCACCTGGCCGTGGTAGAGGTTGAGGACGCGCACCAACTCACCCCACGCACTCTGGGCATCGGGCTGGAGGGAGAGAGGGGGAAGGGGCAGGAGGGGCTTCATCGCTCACCGTCGGGGGCCACCCGAAAACGCATGGCACCCAAGCGCCACGAGGTGTTGACACCATCCCCGTCGATGCGATAATATGCGTGGCGCCCCCGTATACGCAGGTCGATCTTCTGCGTCTGCGCCGATACGGTGAAGGGCCCCTTCGTGACTTCCTGCGCCGTCGGAGTGTTGGGGTACTTGAGGGTGTGCAGCGTAATTTCGACGTTGCCCGGCATCTCATCCCCATTCCTATCGGAGAAGTCGGGGATGATCCTATCCATGTACATCAGTTCTTGGCCCGCGTCCAGATCGAAGAGATTGCTCTCGATGTAGGATGGGAGGGCCGCTCCGTCGGCATCGTTGCCATACTCATGATAGTAGAGCTTGGTGGCACTGCCGGCATACTCGGCGGCAATGGGGTAGGTGGCGATGCCCTGGTCGATCCACGCCGTGCGCACCATGGTGCCGATTGACCACAGATCCTGCATGTAGTCGTAGATGACGTAGGAGTCCACTTCGCCCGAGGTGGTGGGGTAGAACCAGATGACCTCGTTGTAGGAGGTGTTGGAGCCGCAGACGATCTTGTCTAGCTGGGTGCGATCCAGGGCCTCGAAGACGTAGCGCAGCACGTCGCACTTCAGGGGTCGCGCCGCCGCACCATCATACAACATGAAGCGCTCGTCGGCCATCCAGTAGGTGCGGCCCCCCACCTCCGTCATGGCATTCTGGCCCAGCACCCCGCAGTTGGTGCCGATGAGTTGGAACCCGAAGGTATACGGCGGGCCGACCTGCTGCATGCTGTAGAGGTTCTCGTCGGTCCAGATGAGGATTTGGCCCCGGGTGCGCCTTGCTGCCACGATCTTGGAGGCTCCCGAGAGGACCTTGTCGCCCGCCGTGTTGGTTGCCGAGGCCGTCCAATCGTTGATGTCCTCCTGCGAGCACCACCGGATGTAGAGTGGGTTCACTACTGAGGTCAGGGCGTCGGGGCACCCGAAGGAGATGAGGTGCCTATCTTCGGGGCTCACCAGGATCTGCGTATTTTGGGAGGGGGTGGCGGTAACCTGGTAGGCTCGCTTGGCGGTACCCTGCGAGGAATCCCAATAGTAGATGCCGTTGTTGCGGGGGGATGCCACCAGGTCCTCGCCCCAATTGTCCATGCTCCAGTAGCGCAGCGGGGCCACGAAGGCTGAAGAGGCGGGAGTACCCCAGCCCTGGCCGCCGCTCCACACGCCCGCGCCCCACCCGAAGCTGGCGGCATTGCTGCCAAACCCGGAAGGATGGATGAAGAAGCCCGTGGCCACGCCGCCCGAGGAAGCAGATGTGGCGGCGGCAGTAACCCCCGTATTGATGGTGAAGCTGTTGGCATCCACCACCGTGATGGAGAAGCCCCCCAGGGGTGCACTGACCGGGTAGATGTTGCCGCCCACCGTGGTGGCCACCGAGGTGAAGTAGAAGTAGTCGCCGGTGGAGTGGCCGTGGGCCGACACTGAAACCGTGATGGTGGTGGAGCCCGCCGAGGTGCTGATGATGTTGGAGGCGGAAACCGAAGTGTCGACGGGGGTGATATCGTAGTACTTGCCGCCGTCCCACACCATGAGGTGGGAGTTGGTGCCCACCGCGAGGTAGGTGGTGCCCGCCAGGTTGACCCACGTGAAGAGGGAGCGGCCCACGCCGGGTACCGTGACGGTGTCCCCCACGCCGTTGATGTTCTGCCACCCACCAATTTTTTCGGGCTGGCCGTAGCGGAACCTTACCTTGTCGGAATCGTACCAGCCGCCCTCGCCCGCGTAGCGGGTAAGCTCCCGGTTGACGCCGGGCCTGGCGGGTGCCGTGATGAGGCGAGGACTACGGGGTGCTTCCGCCACGCTTCTTCTCCAGATAGCCCTGCACCGTCTTGCTCTCGTAGATGCGCAGCGCAGTCCACGCTATGGTGAAGAGGGCGGCGACGGCGGGGAGGAGTCCCGCGAAGGTACCCACCACGGTGGCTACCGAGGCCGTATCCATGAGGTTCTTGGTGGTGTCATCCATGGAGGGACACCCACAGGAGGAGGCCAAGGAGGAAGCCCACGCAGCACTCGGCCCTCTCGGTCCACTTGCCCCCGAGGGGCTTGTTGGCGGCATAGGCCACCATGAAGAGGATGCCGCCCAGCGAGTTGAGGAGGACCCACGGGTTGTACCACGTGAGGGGGGCGATGCACAGGGCGGCCACCGCCACTCCCCACAACGCCAAGTAGAAGTGGTCGCGGCCCTTCTCCTCCAGGCCCATGCTCTTGTCGAAGTAGGGGAGGGTCATCGCCGCGAAGACGAAGGGCCACATCGCCGCCAGGTGCCAATTAAGGTAAGTGAGGGGAGCCACGATGAGGGCGCTGGTGACGATGCGAGTGATGCCCGTGCCCACATGGATGCCCACCATGCTGGTAAGCTGGTTGAGTGCACCGCCGCGCAGCCGCCAGCAGAGTCCGCACCACAACGCATACAGGATAGGGATCATCTTGCCCTCGTATACTTGAATGGAGTCTCGGCAAATGCAGCGAAGATGTAGGTGCCGCCGCTGGCGTTCTTCTCGGGGTCGGTATTGCGGAGCTTGAAGCCGTTTGCGAGGAAATCGACGTTCTGCACCGAGCTAAC